AGTTTTCGTATTCTTGGCACTCATATCTTACCCACCCATCGTAACCGCACCCCGATAGGAGGATAGTCCCCACTATCGCCCCTATCAGGGCCCGGATCATTTAGAGCCTATGCCGTATTGCTTTTCGCTTGGTTGTACCGCTTTAAGTAGCGGACCTACGAGGCCGGCGATAAAGGCATTAGCTAATACTTTTGGATCAGTAATACCGGACATATACAAAGCTGCTACGGATGCGAGCGCTGCTCGTGCATATGATTTAGCTGCTGCTTCTAATTGTTTTTTATTCATTTTTTAATCCTAACTTTTCTATTAGTTGTTTAGCCTTAGTAGCCGATACCTCTACCTCAAAGTGCATATCGTCCGGCCTGCTCTTAAAGTCGCCGCCCCACTTGAGGCCGTACTTTTTAGCAAGGGCTCTAATCATTGGTATTTTTTCAGCCGGGAAAGTGTCATATTTTCCTAGCGGATGCTTAGTAGCATTGAGATCGATGGCGGTACCAGATGAGTGGCAGGATAATTTAGTCGGATTACCTCTAACCATCCTGTACGCATATGCCCAATCGTCAAAAGTACCCTCATCGATCGGCTCGATTAGCTCGTGAAACTCCGCAGCAAAGGCCGCCAAGAGAGGCCCAACACTCTCGGCGCACCTTAGCTTACGATCCGTACCCTTTACAGGGTAGGACTTTATCTTTATCGCATCCGGATCTTTAGAGGCCGGATAGCCGTTATAGCTTGTCTCCATTACTCAAAAAGTGCAGCTACATCATCGGCTGTTAGGCCGAGCTTGTCATAGACAGATTGGCGAGCTGCCGCTTTGTCTGCTGCGGCTTTGTCGTCCGCTGCCTTTTGCTCAAGGTAGGCCGCTGCATCTGCCTCGCGCTGCTCAATTTCAAGATCAGTAAGAGCGCGCTCCACTACCTCACCTGTTGCACAATTTACTTCTATTGCTGTAGTCATGTTGTCTCCTTATGATTTGTTAATGCCGTAAAGGGTTGCTGTTGAGTATTGCTGCCAAGTTCCTGAGTCAGGATAAAGCAAGATAGAAGTGATGGCAGATGTGTTAGACCACAGGTTAGCGACTAATGTTGCATAGGCTTCTGTGCCGTTGTTTTCAGATACGCCATCGGCTGAGACAGATTTATTATTTGATCCTGCATAGTTTGGAATATAAATCTCGCCATTACCAAAGGTACTAGCGGTTGCACCATTACCTGCACCCTGCCCACCAATTAAATAGGTAGGGGTAACGCTTTCGGAGTATACAGTTGAGCCAGTACCCTCAAGAGATCTAAAAGAATAATTAGTAGTCGCACCATTAAACCTGATTTGCACAGTTCCGTACTTGAGAGCAGATGAACTTCTTGTTGAATACTTTACGACTAAATCTGTATAAGTGCTAGGGATGGATGTGAACTCCATATTTGCAGCCCCGCCCGATCCGACTGTAACGGCTGCGATCTTAGTAAATGTAGTAGCCATTATGCCGCCTTAATTCCATAGAGGGTAAAGGTAGAGCCAGCAAGGATGTTTCCAGATGTAGTAGAAAAGGAAATGTCATTGATCGCAGAGGTGCTTCGCCATAAGATGACATTAGCCTCTGTGCCTTTAGTTGTGCCAGTATCGTTATTACCTGTTCTAGCAAGGGTTGTCTTGTAAGTCGTAGTGTTGGAGTAATTCATAAAATCTAATGTCGTAATACTTGCATAGGCATTAGTCCCTGTACCTACCGCTAAAGACACATAACCAAAAGCAACACTAGATGAGCGAGATGAAGCAGCGGTAGTGCCGTTACCATAGACAATAGTGTTGGAATAGTTAGTGCCAGTATCATTGTTTAGTTTTAATTTTAGGACTTGATCTGCGCTTACTGTTCCATAGTTAATGACTAATCTTAAATCTGTATAAGTTCCTGAGATACTCGAAAAGGTTACAGATGCAGCACTGCTACCTAAAGTAGTTGTAGCGATTGGCTCGTATGTTGATGGCATGACTACCCCTTAATTCCGTATAGGGCGAATTGAGTCGCGCTAGTCCAGTTAGATCCTGTGCTAGTCGTTAAAGTAATTGTGTTAATTGCGCTAGTGCTCATCCATAACCCCGAAAATAGTTGGATGTTACCGCTGCCGTTATAGTCATTACCCATAAGATTTCGAGTTGTCTTGTATTTATTGGCATTGGCATAATCCAAGATGTCTACTACACCTGCGCCTACTGTTGATGCTAAAGCACTTGCCGCCGGCATCGCACCCATGATGATGTTTGTCGCTGAGGCACTACCAGCACCCGCTGCGGCTGATGATCCATCTCCGAGCAAGCGATGGTATTCCATGTAATTTGAGCCAGTATCGCTATTAAATCTACATAAGAATAGATCCGTTACAACGCTCGATCTATCTGATCTGCCAATGTATCTAATTTGCAAATGCTGATAAGTAGATGGGATGCTGCTAAAAGTTATAGTGCCGCTAGAGCCTGTTCCTGATGCACTAGCAATAGACTCATAAGAGTTAGCTGCCGATAACCTACTTGAGGCTAAAATGCCGAGAATAGGACTCATTAGCTCAGGTCGCCCACAATTAAAAACTCATCTACACCAATACAAATAACTGTAGCAGCTGAGTATTGCGCTCTTAATTTAGGAGCCGTTGAGGTTGCACCTGTTGAGCGAATAGTTACGCCTGATCCCTGATTAAACGTAACTTGTCCGGCTCCACGCTGATATAGATTTATTTGATTACCAATACTAAAAACGGATGGAGGTACTGTAACGGTAATAGGACTAGCGTTATTAAGCTGCACTAAATCGTTAGAGGCATCTGCAATTACTAGCGTATACGTCGTACCTGTTTCAGCTTTAAGTCCGAGGGTGTTAGCTGCCGTTACATCAAATCCAATATTTACCGTACCGGATGTACCGCCTCCAGTAATAGGGCTAGTTACTGTTACGCCCTCGATGTCACCTGTTGCACCTGAGGCCGCCCAGGCTGAGCCCGTGTAATACCAAAGTGAGTTAGTGTCTTTTGTAAATGCAAACTGACCCTCCTGCGGAGCAGTAATAGCAGAGTTACGAGCTGCTTCACTAGCAAAGACCAAGATGCCTTGCATGAGGTAGCCGTTTACGTCACCTGCCGTTAAAACCTCACCTGTTGTAAAGGTCTTAAAACCTAGACCAGCTGCCATTTCTTGCTCCTTAGTAAGCTAACACGGAGGTATCGAGGACTCCGTATAGTGTTGAGTCTAATATAAAGCCGTCGATAATCGGCTCTAGTGTTGTAAATGTCGTTTTCCACGAGTTAGGCGTAACGCGGTGTACTACGCCAAACACTTGTAAAGTCTGTTGCAGGGTCGAGTTACCAGGCTGATTAGTTGTAACCTCTACCGGGTCAAAAAAATCTAAGCTAAGAGCTGCAAGGATGCCATCGTTATAATCGTCCATATATAGATCAAGCTCGACCGCATCGCATCGGGTCCGAGTATCTTTACGGCTTGCAACGTAAGCCCGTGCGTAATCGAGTGCGGCTTGGTCCGTATCCATTACTAGATTTTGTTGGTTATATGAGTGCACAAAGTACTCATCGATAGAGTCTTGATCCTGAGCAATCTGAGCCGTACCGCCGATTTTAGTGATAGAGGCAGAGTTATAAACCTGCGTATCATCTAAGCGCCATACGGCATTAAAGTAATTTATATCGGTGCCATCGTCATTAAAGCGAGTTACGGGTAAAGCCTGAGAGTCGATACAAAAGGCGCGATCCTTAAGCTCTACCGATCCTCGAGCGTTAATATAGATAGCGCCATACTCGGAGATGGTAGCGGTCTGTAGTGCAGCTAAAGCGGTGCGAGGGTTGCCCGGGTCTGCCTGAAATATTGTTGTGCCGTATTGGATATCACGCATAGATGGAGGCCAAGCGATCTCGTCGAGGATAGCGTTTACGCGCTCGCCCGGTAAGTCACCGGCATCGGCTAAAGTAATGGTCGAGACTTGGCTATTTTGGAAAAGTCTAAAAGCATCTACCGCGGTTATAGTTGTATAAACTACATCGGTAGCCATTTTAGGCGTAGTAGTCGTATAGCTAGTAATAAAGCCGCTAAACATTGGATACTCAATACCCTCATACGTACCTGTTATCTGCACTTTACGCATAGGGGTAAGTAAGCCGTAGTAAGGACCTGCCGCATTTTGAGGATTAAAGTCGCCATTTTGATCGACTATACGCAGAGTTAGCGTACCTGTTTGGAATACATCGGCTTGAGCGTTACGGCCTCTCATCGTAGTAATGCCGTCTACTTGATTAGATACGTCTACGATTAAAGCCTCGGAGTCTGCTAATACGTTTGTACCTAATTGGCCGCTTCCTAATATCATAGCTTGAGCAAAAGACGGGCCCGTGGAAAAGTTAATAACCGCGTTTACTGTAGGGACTGTCATAAGGCACCGGCCGTACTAATCGGGTCTCCGCCTCGGTTAAGGCGTTGGATCGTATCCTGCACGAGAGTAGTAAATTCGTCCTGTTGCGCGATAACTCCGGCGCTAATATTTATATTATAAGTTGCAGGGTAGCCGCTGCCGTAATTCATGTAAGGGCTATAACCGCCTAGATCGTTTTGCTGACTTGCAGTGAGGCTACTGTAAAACTCTGTAGCGCTTATATCGCTGCCTAGTAAAGAGGTAGCCGCAGCGGTAGCCGTTACCGTGTCCAAAATAGCTTTAGTAGAGATTACCGGGCCGGTTACGAAATTAGTGCCACCAATATTAGTTAAACCCGAGCTACCTGCTCCTGCTCCTACCTTGCTTAAAAGGTTTATATAATCTTGTAGCGCCTTGAGTCGAGCCTCGTCCGCTTTCTTTTGAGCAGCTGCTACGCGATCGATCATAGAGAGCTCCTCGGACTCGCGGAGTTTTGTAAGAGTTAAAGATGCGTTAGTAGTTTTACTTAAAGAGGCGAGGCGAGCAATCTCGGTTAGTTGTATCTGTACGCGCTCGCTATAACTTTCTTTAGCTGCTAACTCACCGGCAGCCGTAATAGCTGCGTTATATTTACCAAAAGCTATATCGCGTAAACGTTCCTTTTCACTTTCTGCCATCTTGCTATCGTTAATACCTTTTAGCTCGGTCAATAGCTGAGTGTTAAGAGCTGAAAGAGTTGCCTCGCTGATCTTAGTAATACCGGCTAGTTTGGCTAAATCCGCATTTTTCTGAAATGCTGCAAGCTCTCCGATTTTCTTAAGTGCAAGGTCGCCGTTATCCTCCTCGATAGCCTGTAAAGCCTCAAGGCGTAAGATCGTTTCCTTATCGTAAGTAGCGCGTAGAGCCGCAGCGATCGAGATGCGGTTAGTGTCAAATACGGCCGCAGCCTTTGATAACGAAAGTTTATTTTTCTCTGCTAGTTGCGCTTTTTTCTGTAAAGCGATGAGCTCTTTTTGGCGCTTGAGAGCCTCTTTGTCCATCTTAGTTTTCTCAGTTTGACTCTGAAAATTCTTTAGATCCGCAGGTAAGCCCTGAGGGAAACCGCCTTGGCGGCCTAAAACTATATCTACATTTCGACGTAAAGCACCGATCGAAAACCTACCGAGATAATTCTTAAGGGCTCTACCAGCATCCTCTAAAACACCTGCACCCGGGATACTAGAGAATAAATTACCAAGCTCTTTAGCTAGGTATGACGTGTTAGTAATAAGGCCCGAGATGGAGTCCGCAGCACTATCGACCTTGGCGATAAGTTTATCCATACCGCCGGCAGATGTACCTAGAGAGGTTACAAGCGCTCCGCCGATCTGCTCGCTTGCCTGCTCTGCCGCGATCTTAAGGCGAGCTATCGATCCTGCGTAAGAGTCTGCCGCGTTTTTAGATTGGCCTGCGTAT